GTCCACAGCCTACCCCCCGCGCCAGGCCTATTCGGTCCGGTGGCGGCGATTGCCGCCCTTCGGCGCGCCGCCCGGCTTCCCGTCTCCGTCGCGGTCCAGCGCCTGCTCCTGGGCGGGCGAGAGGTTCGGGTAGGGATCCTCGGCCGGCGCTTCGCTCGCCGGCGCCTCTTCGGCCGGTGCGTCAGGGCTCTGGTCGTCATCATCGGCCGGTTCGCCACCGTCGATGCTGTCGCTCTTGGAGGAGCCCTCGACCGTGGTGTCAGCGCCGGGGCTCGCGGGTTCCGGGTCATCCGAGCCCGTGGTGCGGTCCTCGTCGCCGTCGTCCCCCGGCTCGGGACGGGCGCGGAGCCGATGGATGGCGGGCTTCACCGGATCCAGCCCGGCCGCCCGCTCCGCCTCCTGGGCCGCATCCTCGAGGCCCGCATACTTCTTGATCGCGGCGTCAGCGATGACGAACGCCGCATCGGCCGCGTCCCGGCATGCCTTGGCGTATTCCGCAGTCCCAAAGCCGCCCTGGACGAGGTGCAGCTGCGTGTACCAGTGCTCAGCGATCTCGGCGTCCACCTTCTGGACGCCCGCCTCCACGCGAACGGAGTTGCCGCCGACGATCACCGTGAACGGCGCGGAGACGTTGATGGTCTTCTTGTCGGCGGCCGGCGCCGAGCTCTCTTGCGTGTCCATTGTCGATCTCTGCTGATGGGCCGGCCAGGGGGACCGGCTGGAAATTCTGGGTCTGGCCGTTCAGAGCGATCGCGGTCTTCGCGATCCAGCCCTCCGCCGCCAGCGGCGAAAAAGGGCCGCCCACACAGGGGCGGCCCTCTGCGTCTTCTCGGCGGTCGCGGGGCTAGAGCCCGTCGCGGTACCCGAGGGTCTCCGGATAGACGAACTCGACCACGCCCAGGCGACCGAAGTAGGTGGTCATCTGGTAGATCGAGCGGTACTCCAGCGGCGTGCGCTGCAGGGGCACCATCGGGAAGCGGACCCGATCCTCGTCGTTGGTGTAGGCGAGCATCCGGTCGACGGTGCCGAGGACACCGAGGGTGCCCCCCACGCCGGCGCCGATGCACCACTTCAGCGGCTGGATATTCAGGTTGCCGCCCGACTTCTTGGTGATGTTGTTCTCCAGGACGTACGTCAGGATGCTGACGTTGCCGGCCTGGGACACCTTCTGGGTGGCCAGGTAGCCGTACTGCGCCGGCGGGAGCCGGAGCTCGGACGGCATCAGCGCCCAGCCCGAGGCCGCCCACACGCTGGTGAGCAGTTCGTTGATGTCGGCCAGGATCTCGTCCGGGGTCTTGTTGACCCAGGCGGGCGAGCCGCCGGCTCCGTTGGCCACGGCCGCGACGTTGGTCACGGCGGCCGAGTTCAGCAGGCCCTTCTGGCCGAGGATCGCGTCGCCGACGTAGACCTGCTCGTCGGTGTCCATCTGGTGCTTGAGCACCAGGCCGTTGTACTTCTGCGCGTCGACGGGCCGGCCCAGCTTCTGCGCCGACTCCAGCTCCGGGATCGTATAGCTGATCTCCATCGCCCAAAGGGTCAGCGGGTTGGCGGTCCTGCCGATGTCCAGCTGCATCCCGGCGATCGCGTTGGCGTCCTTGCCGACCCAGGCCTTGCCGCCCGGCTGCACGCCGCCGACGGCCGCGAAGGTCGAGTTCGTGAAGCTCGACACCTCGTCGGCGATGGTGACATCGGAGCGCAGGTTGATGTCCCGCGACCAGGTCACCGCAACCAGCGGGTCGTGGAGCTTCTGGTCCAGGCGCTCGAGCTCGCCGATCAGGAACGAGCCGGTCGAGTCGATCGTCCGCCGGTCGAAGGTGAGCATTCGCCCGTTGTCCCGGGTGCGGGCGCGGATGACGCTCGGGGCCGCCAGGTCGCTGCGCTTGCTTTCCGCCGCGAAGGCGAGGGCCGCCGCGCCGGTAATGGCGACCAGCCCCGGAGAGCAGGCGCCCGTGATGATGTGAAGAGGCTTCATGGCTCGGAGGCCCTCTGCTCTGGGGGTTAGATGTTGTAGGCGACCTCGACGATGCCGTTGGCATCGGCGGGCCCGGTGAAGAAGCAGCCGGCGACCGCGACGCAGTCACCGCCGTCCGCGGCGGCCTCGATCGTGCCGAGGGTCTCGCCCGCGCCGACCGTGGTGCGCACGTAGACCTGGCCGTTCTTGGCCGCGGCCGTGGCGCCGGCCAGCGCGACGGTGGCGTAGCCGCGGCGCAGGACGTCGAGGATGCCGCCGCTGGTGGGCGGGGTGGACGTGCCCAGGCCGTCCTGGCTGGCGCCGGTCGGGAACGGGCGCAGCAGCAGGCCGTAGATCACGCCTGCGACGTCGCCCACCTCGAGGGGCACGAACTTCTCGGCGACGATCTTGCCGAACATGCCGTAGCCAAGGAAATCCTTGGCCGCGTCGCCGGCTTGCGGCTCGACCGTGGCCTGTCCGGCGCCACGGCTCAGGCCGCCGGGGATGCCCGCAGGCATCCGGTAGGTGAAGGAACCCATGGTAGTCTCCCAGTGATCGGATGCTGACGGGCGTTAGAGGGCGCCGCCTTTGCCCTTCCAGAACTCGCGGTTTCGCTGGTTCAGGTCCGCGATCGAGAGCGCGCCGCCGGAGCTGCGGTCGTTCTCGTGCACGAAGCCGACGGTCGAGACCGTGGAGTTCGCCGACTTCACGAGCTCGGAGGCCGCGACGAACATCACGCCGACGCTGTCGCAGGTGAGCTTGGCGAAGTCCGGCTTCTTGCCGGTGACGCCGGCGATGATCTCGGCGGTGTCCTCGTCCTCGACCGCCTTCACCAGCGCGCGGCGCTTGAAGGCGCACATGCGGTCGCGGGTGACCTTGGCGGTCGACTTGGCGTCGAAGGTGGGCAGCTTGATGCCCGGGGCCAGGATCTCGGCGCGGGCGAGCATGTCCTGGAACGCGTCCGCGAACGCGGCGCTGTCGCCGGTGCGGGACCGGTCGCGCGTGCCCTCGTTCTTCTCCTCGGGCGCCTCCGACTCCTCGTCGTCGGTGCGCTCCTCGGTCTCTTCGGCCTCTTCGTCGTCGGTGCGCTCTTCCTCGCGCTCCTCCGTCTCCTCGTCCGAGGTGGAGCCGGCGAGCCTGGAGAGGGCGGCCTCGATCTTCTCGAAGCGGGCGTTGTTCTGCTCGACGTGGGCGGAGAACCACGCGGGAGCCTGCTCGGTCTCCTCGTCGGTCGTCTCCTCCTGCCGCTCCGTCGCGGCGGAGGGATCGGCGGCGGGCTTGACCTCGATCACCAGGCGGGCCGGGCCCTGGACCGTTTCCGATCCCTCTTCGCCCTCGACCCCATTGGTCATCTCATCCTGGGCCATCTCCATAGCCTCGGTGAGCGCCGCTTCATCCCGGGCCTTGAAGGCCGTCATGATGCGGTCCTTCCAGGTGCGGGCCGGCCTACGCTGGTCGCGCGTCTTCATGTCTGCATCTCCAATGCTGCAGGACGGCCCACACCGGCCTTTGTCGACCAGGGCCACGTGGTTTCCGATGATGTCGAACTGGCGGGCCCGGCCGGGCGAGATCTGCTCGTAGGTGGCGTCGTAGCCGTTCGAGACCTCGAGCTTCTCGTCGTTCAGGATCATCTCGATGGCCCAGGCCACCGTGACGAGCAGGTCGGCCATCATGAATTCGGCGTCGTCGCCCTCCCCCTGCCTGGGGTTGAGGCAGATGCCGATGACGTGGTCCTTCCAGTTCTCGGGCGTGACGTCCTCATCGGGGTGGTCATCGGTGACCGGCTTCCCGTTGAACGACGCCAGCGTCTCGGGGCGGAACAGCTCCTCCGGGCCCCGGGTGACGCGAATGATCTGGTCGCGGCCGGCTTCGATCGCCTTGCCATCTGCGTCGGCGAGCTCGCCAGGCGCGTAGAGCATCTCTCCCGTGCGCGCGATGCGGACATCGCGGCACAGGAGGAAGCCCTCGGGGGTCAGTTCGCGGGTGCGCCCGATCCGCTCGACCGTCAGCACCTCGGCGCCGCGGTCGACCGTGTTGAGGTCCCCGGTGCGCACCCGCATACCTGCTACTCCTCGGTCCAGGTGACCGAGCAATCGAGCGCCGTGCCCGAGGAGAAGGAGGCGCCGGCGCCGTTAAGCGCGAAGACCTCCGCCGTGCCGCGCAGCACCACGTCCTGGGCGTCGCTATCGCCGAAGATCCACCGCAGGGTCGGCGCGGCGAGCGCGGTGGACGCGGCCGTGACGGTGCTGAGCTTGCCGGCGCGCAGGTTGCCGGCCAGCGTGCCCGTGGTCGGGTTGGCCGTGTAGCTGAGCGCGGTGGCGCTCGCGGCGGCGGCCTGGCTGTCGTGCTTCGTCGCCGTCAGGGCCGAGGAGGTGCCGGCGCTGTTGGCGGTGGAGCGGCGCAGGGCCACGATGGTCGCGGTCGCCGCGGCGGTCGAGATGCCCGAGCACTCGACGCTCTTGATCCGCACGGTGACGCTCGCCGAGCCGGTCAGCGTGAAGAAGTCGGTGGCGGAGGCGGCCGGTGAGAGGCCGGTGAAGGCGGCGCTGTAGGTCTCGCGCTTCACGGTGTCCTGCTGGACGATGCCGGCGGCGGGCGTGCCCGACATGGCGACCGTCACCGAGCCGGTCGAGATGGCCGTCGCCCGGAACCGCACCTTCGCGAAGCCCGTGGTGTTCACGCGCCAGTAGCCGTTGGCGCTGACCGAGAGCACGGAGACGCGCCCGCCCACCGGCACCGCGCGGATCTGGGTCCAGGTCGGGCTGGTGCCCGTCTCGCTGGTGCCCTCGAAGATGCCGGTCAGGCCGGTGTAGGTGCCGGTCAGGCGGGCGGTCAGCGTGCCCACGCCGTTGGTGATGAACGTCACGCTCCCGGGCGCGCTGAGCGAGGCCGGCGCCAGGACAGCCGTCGGGATGTAGGTCGGCGTCGTCGACGGATAGGTCTGGGCCACAGCGGCCAGCGGCGGCGAGAGCGCCAGGAGCGTGGCCGCGGCGAGCGCCAGGGCCCTGGAAAACGTCTTCATGTGAGGTCTCCTGCCCGCGGGGGTGACCGGGGCCGTGGTTGCGCCTAGACTTGGCGGGTGAGCGGGGCAGTCAGCTTCATCGAAGCCGTCGAGATCCTGGCCGGCATCGCGACCCATCCTGGGGCGGTGCGGGCCTTGCGGCCGATCGCCGACGCTTACGGCCCAGTTCCCTTTGACTTCGAATTCCGCGGCTGGCGGGTGGAGGCGACGTTCGTCTTCACCGGCGGGGTGGCGACCAGCCTGGCCAGCGTCCGGATCGGCGAGCGCTACGCCAACGATCACGACTGGATCGGCGAAGCGGAGGGCAACCCGCTAGACGAGCTGTCCGAGACGATGGTCGACATGATGGGTCTCAGCCTGCGCGAGGCGGCCGAGCAGCTGGATCAGTCCTCAAGGCAGGGGTAGTGCACGGCCTCGCGGCCGTTCTGCTGGTCATCGGCGGCCAGGGATGCGGCCGTCCCGTTGGCGTCCTGCCGGCGCGTGTCGAAGCCGATCAGCTGGCCGTCCCTGCGGATCTCGTAGCCGTCGGCGGCTCGGTCGACGCGGTACTCGGTTGGCCGAACCGGCGGGCCGGTGCGAACGTGGTGGCCGTTGACCACCTCAGAACTCCAGCCGCATCGTCGCGATTTCGAACACGGCGACCCCGACGGCTAGGACGCCAAGCCCGAGGAGCGCCGCCCAGACCCGAAGGCCGGGCCCACGATGAGGGAGAGGCATGCTCAGTACTCCGGCAGGATCGGTTCGGGGTAGCAGCGGCAATTGGCGAAGCGGCCCGCGTGGGCCGTGTAGCCGTCGATCGTCGGCGGCCGGTCCCAGCGGATGACCCGGCCCTCCATGCGGCGATGGCTCGGGCGGACGTCGACATCACGCGAGGTCCGCCAGGCATAGGCCTCGGACCCCACGTGCCTGGCGCGCGCCTCGGTCAGGGATGAGGCGGTGGCGGCGACCGACGTCCGCGCCAGCATGTTCGCCCGGCTGACGGCCACGTCGCCGGAGCGCATGATCTCCTGAGCGACCAGCGGCGCGCGCGTGGACCCCTCGAGGCCCTTCAGCGTCAGCTCGTACACCCGCTCGCCGGCGGCGCGCGGGATGGAGGCGATGTTCTCCACCTCGGTGGCGAGCAACTGCCGAAGGGTCTCGCCGGTCGGCGCGTTCCTGATCTCGTCCCGCAGCGTCTTCGACATCGCCTTGGCGTGCTCGGCCCAGCTGCGCCGCTCGCGGATGGCGATCTCGTTGAGCATGCGGCCGGCCGTCGCCTTCGCCCAGGGCTCGACCGCCTGAGCGTAGCGTTCCAGCGCCAGCTTCAGGGCGGGGACCTGCGACAGGTCGAAAGTGGCGTCATCCGGCGCCCAGCCCCTCACGATCAGGCCGACCTGGCGGGCGATCCGGCGCAGGTCGCGCGCGTACTGCTCTTCCAGCCGCCGCGAGCGCACCAGGCCCGGGGCCTCGCGCGCCTTGTCCTGCGTCAGCGCATGGACGCGCCCGCAGTCGCAGGTTACCGCCAGCACGTCAGCCCGCCCGACGAAGGGTCTCGCGCTCCATGCGCTGCGCGGTCTCGCTGACAGGGCGCGTCAGGTCGCCGTCCCTCAGCCAGGCCTTGAAGGCGTCGACGGTCATGGCCGTGACGCCGCCGATGCGATCGTGGCTGTAATCGGCGTACGAGGCGATGTAGTCGCGAACCGCATCGGCGACGGTCAGGTAGCCGAGCATGCACTTGTGCTCGTCGAAGCCGCCGGCGGCGGGGTCCATCTGGTCGATGACGAAGACGGACTGCGACGCCGGGTGGGGCCCGACGAAGCAGTCCATCTCCTCCCCCCGACCCTCGGCGGACCACGTGCCCTGGATGTAGCCGTAGTGCGCCGCCATCGTGCAGGTCCAGCCAGGACCCTCACGCATGGCGCCCTTCGGCGTTTCGATCACCAGACCCAGGCCGTGCAGGGCGAAGGTGGCGATGTGATCCCGGGATGGCCCACCGGCGGGCTGTTCCTCGTCATCGGCGCCGGCGGAGGTGTCTTCCCCCTCATCCGGCCCGAAACCCTCTGCCGACGGCGGCGGCTCGGACTCCGCCTCGTCGATCTCCTCGTCGGTGATGTTCGAGAACACCCCCGTCACATCGGACCCCTGCCGTAGCTCCTTCAGCGCGGCCGGGCGACCGATCACGCCCTTGTCGAAGGCGTCGGTCACGGCGGCCGTGCGCTTCTGGGCGACGTCGGCCTTGTCCGTCTCGCTCATCTGCCAGAGCGGCACGAACTTGTAGCGGAAGCCCTTGTCGACGGGGCGGCCGAGCACGCTCATGTGCAGGATCCGCAGCAGCTTCGAGATGCCGCGGCGCAGGCGCTTCTCCTGCTGGGCGGCGATGCCGTCGTAGTAGTTGCGGAAGTCGCTCTCGCCGGTCGAGTTCAGGCCCGCCGGCGCCTCGCCGAAGAACCGGACCAGCGGGATGCCGGTTGCGCCGGCCAGCTGCTGGGCGAACTGCAGGAGCAGCACGTCCAGGCCGGTGAAGGTGTAGGAGAGCGCATCGAACTCGTCCGAGGCGTCGAGGAGCGTGAGGCCCTCATTCGTCTGGTAGAGCCGGATCATCTCGACCTGCTTTGCGACGCCCTCCATCGCCTTGCCGCCGGCCGCGATGATCTCGCGTAGCTTCTCGATCTTCAGCGTCCGCAGGTGCGCCTTGTGGACGAGCTGCGCCGCGCCGTTCGTGGTCGAATCGAACGCCACCAGCCGGTCGTAGAGCGTCTCGATCACGCTCAGGCCCCAGCCGTTCTCGGCGATCTTCCGCCAATAGGGCTGCGGATTGCCCTCCAGCCGGATGACGCGGCTGTGGTGGATGCGGCCGCGGCCGATCGGGCCGCCGTCGACCACCACGTCGTAGTACTTCGGGTCGCCGAGCTCGGGGCCGTAGGCGGTGACCAGGTCGTTGAGCGACGGGTTCACCATCCAGCGGTCCAGCACCACGAGGCCCTTGAACTGGCCCTTGCCGACCGTCTCGCTGCGCAGCGGCTTGTCCAGGCGCTGGCCGTCGATCAGGAACACGGCAATCGCGCCGCCGTAGAGCCGGCCCCAGCTGATCGCCTCGCTGACCTTGGGCCAGACGCCGAGGTCGTCCTGCGCCTGGCGCAGCTCCTCGACCTCGTCGGGGTCGGCGTCGCTCTGGATCTCGACGCCGGCGCGCGTCATGTCCTCGGCCGGCAGGTCCACCGTCTTCTGCACCACCCACGAGCCGCCATACATCCACTCCAGGAGCTGGCGATTGCGGGTGATCGGGTTGAAGCCGTAGGTCGCCGCCGACTGCAGATTGTCCGTGCCCAGGCCGATCCGGGCGGCGAAGTTCTGGAAGCTGTCGTTCGTCGCCCAGGCCTTGCCGGCGCTTCCGGCCGGCACGCGGATGCGAGGCTTGTCGGTCATCGAGCTCCTCGCGAGTAGGGGTTAGCTGGCGAGCTTCGCCCAGGTGGCGATGGACATGCCGGCCAACATCGAACAGGCGCCGCTCGCCGCATCGACCTGGTCGTCGTGGCCGCCGGCGGGAAAGACCTCGAGCTCGCTGAGGAACTCCTCGTTCCAATCGCCCGCGACGATGCGGACGTTCCCGGCCTCGGCCTGGGCGGCGAACGGCGCGGCCCGCACTTCCTTCGAGCCGGTCTCCCGCTCGGATTCGACCGTGTAGCCGAGCAGCTTGCGGGTCAGGTACTCCACCTGCGCCTTGCCTGCCTGGCCTGGATCCTGGTTCAGCCCGATCCGGACGACGCCATAGCGGTTGGCGTCCATGGTTGCGGTGTTGACGATCGCGCGCTCGACTTCGGCCGGCGTGCCGCGGAAGCGGATCACGTTCTCCACGTAGATGAAGCCCTCGACGTCGCGGGCCATGAGCACGCCCACCGTCCAGTCGGGGTCGGTCGACGTGGCCTCCGTGCTGGCGGCCAAGTCCCACTTGCGCACCCTCTGAGCGCCGATCGGCACGGCGCCGACGACCTGG